CGTCCCGGAGGGGTGTATGTTTGTAAAGACTGCACATACCGCTTAACACCTCAGCTTGGTAGCCTGTAATGGCCTAAGATAAACAAATGCGGGAATTTAGTTATTGAGTACCCTCTTCAAGATAGCATGAGAATCCTCCCTTCTTGAAGATCGGTTAACATCCTGCCTCTGGTTTAGTAATAGTGATGAGCTATATAAATACTATACCAAGCTAGGTGTCTTAGGGAAGGTGTGTCTAAAATTCGTGTAAATACAAATTTAATCTTAATGTTGAGTTAAATGGATATTCATTCAATCGAAAACAGTAATGGTCAAGTAGCTTCTTTCTATCGTAAGTGGGATTCTAAGGAGTGGACAGAGAGTTTATCAGAACTCTACGATCTTCACATGCATCTTGTCAATTACTATCGTTTAGCTACCAACACTGACGACAAACCAGACGCTCAATCTCTCTTCTCTTATTTTAAGAGATTATTGGACGTAGATGTAGCAGTTGAACATACCACTACCTTCCTATTAAGGGTAGCACGATTCTTAGAGCGAAACAAGAGGGGTATGTTCTACCCCGGCGCTATTCAAGTAAGCGATCTCCAGACTCGGAGATATGACAAGCCCTGCACCCATTGTGGTAACGAGGATTGGTCTTACCAGCACCCTGTTTTCGTATGTACCCACTGCGGTACTTACGCTTAATTTTTTTAATCAATAGTTGAGAATCAGTATCGTTTAGATTCTCATTGGAGGGATATGACAGAAGATGAATACGAAGATTGGTTTGAGGATTCTGGCATGTTCCCCGACCAAGAAGATAAAGAGCTAACCTATGAGGATATTCTAATTGTGTTAGATAATGGAGAGAAAGTATGGCATTAGAGTATGATAAAGGACCATCGGTTCACGATCCTAAAGCCGTACCTGTAAGCATTAAAAAGGATAAAGCTACAGTAGCAAGTAAGAGTAAAGCATACAAATCTATGTATGCTCACTGGAAGCTGCCTATAGCCCTCCGGGGTGGCACTCTAAAGATGAGAGAAGGGTCTACTGAATGGCTCCCTCAAGAGCCTAAAGAGTCTGTTGACGCTTATCAGAATCGTTTAAACCGGACTTTTTGTTATGGTGCTTATAATAGAACTGTGGAGACTCTATCCGGCCTTCCATTTATGCGTCCAGCTATCGTAGACGGACTTCCTGACGAATTAGAATATCTTAAATGGGACTGTGACTCGTCTGGCACCGACTTGACTAACTTTGCACACAGTCTTTTAGATGAATGCTTAGATCTAGGGATCACCCATATTTTAGTAGATATGCCTTATTTCGAGGGTGAGCCTACATTAGAAGAACAGGACATTTTCAAGCTACGCCCTTATTTTGTGAAGTTATCCCCAACTAATCTTATCGGTTGGACGGTAAAGAGAATCGGAGGACTAGATTTCCTATCGTCTATCCGTATTGAAGAAACTGTTACCGAGAGCGATGGTGAATGGGGCGAAAAGGAAATTAAACAGATTCGGGTAATTACCCAAGAGAGTCATACATTATACCGTGAGACAGAGAAAGATAAATGGGCAGTTTATAATACTATACCAAATAATCTAGGTAAGATTCCTCTCATCACAGTTTACGGTAATAAAACAGGCTTCCTGCAAGCCAAGCCACCACTTGAAGACCTCGCATTTTTAAACCTGCAACATTATCAGCAACTTTCAGATCTTAATAACATTCAACACGTAGCTAATGTACCTATTGGGTTTGGTGCTGGCTTCGCTGAGGGTGAGCTAGACGGTGTTGAGATTGGTCCTAACCGTTGGGTAATTGCATCTGCCCCAGATGCTAATCTAAAGTACGTAGAACACACAGGCTCAGCTATAAGTGCGTCTCAGAAGTCAATCGAGATGCTAGAAAATCGGATGGCAGCTATGGGTGCTGATCTCATTGTACGGAAATCAGTAGATAGGCAGACAGCTACAGCACGACTCTTAGATTCTACCGAATCTGTCTCAATGCTTCAAATTATGATTAACAATATCGAAGAAGCTATTGAGAAAGCAATTGACCTTGCCGGTGAGTGGATCAACATTGAAGTTGAGGATGTAAGAATCGAAATTGGTGATAACCTGCGGCTTGGTGCCCAAGGTCCAAATAGTATTGATATTCTTGCTCAATATGTGCTTGAGAACGAAGGCATCACTCTTGAGCAAGCAGTTAAGGAACTACAACGTAGAGGGTTCCTTGTGGATAGTTTTAAATTAAAGAAGGAAGGTGATCTTCCTTTAAAGAAAAAGAGTAGTGAGAATAACTCCAAGGAAAGCGTAAATAACTCAGGGGATGACCCTGAAGGTAATAACGACGACTGAGGTAATTAACGTAGCGTGATGCTACATTTAACAATTAAGTGGGAAACTTAAAATGGCAGATTTAGAAGCAGTAATTGATGATATTGAAACTCTAGATGAAGGTGTACGTGATTTTTACACTAAAGATGAAGAGTCTGGTGTATATAAGCTGAACGTAAAAGAATCCAAAGGCTATGTACTAGAGAACGTAGAGGCTCTTAAGAGCACTTTAACTAAAGTACGTAGGGAAGCTAAGGATTACGAAAAGAAGTACACAGAGGTCAGCAAGAAGTACGCCGGTATTGATCTAGAAGAGTACAATGATATCAAATCAAAGTATGAAGAGCTAAGTAAAATTGATCCCAATAAAGAAGCAGATCGACTTCTTCAGGAAAAGTTAGAAGCGGAGACTAAGAAGATTGAAAAGCGCCTCACAAAGCAATGGGAATCAAAGATTGACACAGAATATAAGCCATATGTAGATAAGTATTCAAAAGTAGAGTCACAGCTTCGTAAGCAACTAGTAGAGAATGCTGCTGTAAGCGCAATTGTTGCAGAGAAGGGAGATGTTGATCTACTTCGTCCTCACCTTGAAAGTCGGATTAAATTTGAAATGAACGATCAAGGTGAATTTGAGAAATACATTATCGACACTGATGGTGAACCTTTGTATAACAACAAAGGTGAGAAGATGTCAGAACAAGAATTTGTAGCTACTGTTCTAAAGGGTAAGTTTCCCGGTGCATTCAAGTCAGATGCTAAATCTGGTGGTGGCACGACTACTCAAGATAAGAAGGGCGGGGGTGAAGAAAAGTCCCTCATGGATATTTTCAAGAGCGCCCGTCCCGGTCAACGGTTAATCTAATCAAATTTGTTAAGGATAAGGAGTAGTGGGATACGACTCTTTTATCAAATCAAACGCGGGTGAACCGCTTAATAGTAAACAGACCATCCTTTAGGTGGTTCATTCTATATTCGTTAATTTAATAAAAGGAGTCTATATGGCCTCAATTACTCTTGCTCAAGCAAAAGAGCTAAGCGAAAATAAACTACTGTCTGGTGTTATCGAAAATATTGTTACAGTTGATAAGTTCTACGATATCCTCCCTTTCATGGGTATCTCAGGTAATGCTCTTGCATATAACCGTGAACTAGCTCTCGGTGATGTACAGACACTAGGAGTTGGTGGTACTATCACTGCTAAGAATGCTGCTACTAGCATTAAGGTCACTACTGAACTAACCACCATCATCGGTGACGCTGAAGTTAACAATCTTGTACAATCAACTCTTAGCGGCTGGACTGATCAAACTCAGAACCAGATCTTCTCAAAGGTTAAGTCCATTGGTCGTAAGTATGCTGATCTTCTGATCAACGGCGACAAAGATGGCGATGCTACTGAGTTCGACGGTCTTCTGAACCTACTTCCTGCTGGTCAGACTGTCAATGCTGGTGACAACGGCGGTGCTCTTTCCTTTGCTCTCCTTGACGAGATGCTCAGCAATGTGAAGGACAAGGACGGTCAGGTTGATTACATTGTGATGAACACTCGTGAAATTCTTGCCCTTGGTAATCTGTATCGTGCTCTTGGTGGCGCTGGTATCATGGAGACCATGAACCTACCCGGTGCTGGTCGTCAGGTTCCCGCTTATCGTGGTGTACCCATCTTCCGTAACGACAATATGCCAATCAACCAGACTAAAGGTAATGCTACTAACGCTTCTACCATTCTCTGCGGCACTCTCGATGACGGTTCTAATAAGGTTGGTATCTCTGGTCTTACTGCTGAGAATAACTACGGTATTTCCATGAGTTATATCGGTGAATCAGAAACTAAGGATGAAGCCATCTACAGAGTGAGATTTTATTCGGGCTTAGCTTTATTCTCTAATTACGGTATTGCTGGTATTTCAGGTATTATTCCTGCTGCCTAAGACTTTACTTTCTAAGTAAGTTGTGGTAGTATAGTTGTATAGAAAAGTTAGCCGAACGGTGTTGCAGCACTCAGTAGGCTTCTTTTCTTATTAGTTCTGCAAAATTAATAAGAAAGGGATTATGGAGTACATATTACAATATTACCCTAGAGACGCTAAAGAAGCAAAGGAAAAGGGTTATAAATTATATTTTACAGGTAGACCATGTAAGCATGGTCATTACTCTACGCGATGGACTGTCGGGAACAAGTGCTGCGAATGCCAAAAAGGTCACTCAAAAAATGCAGCAAATCGTCGTTACCGAGAGAATAAAGACGATCCTGCTTATCAAGCGAAGATAAAAGAATACCAGAAAAAGACAAGGGCTAACCCTAAGAGTAAAGAGAGGGAGAAGGCTTATCGTGAGCGGAATAGGGAACGTATTAACGCACAGAACCGCAAAAACAAGCAAAAAGAAAGTTATAAGCAGAAAGAGAAGGAATACAGATCATCACCTCAGCGTAGACTGGCAGGTAATCTCCGAAGCAGACTCCGTAATGTTATTAAAGGTAAAACTAAGTCTGGTTCCTCTGTAAAAGATCTAGGATGTTCGCTAGACTTCTTCCTTAATTATATAGAGTCTAAATGGGAAGATGGCATGTCTTGGGATAACTATGGGAAAGGTCCAAAAAATTGGAGCCTAGATCATATCACTCCTCTCTCGTATTTTAACTTGGAGGATAGAGAGCAATTTCTAATTGCAAATCATTTTACGAATTTACAACCAATGTGGCACTCAGAGAATCTACGTAAAGGTGCCTCTTTAAATTACGAGGTTTAAGTGAAAGTATATCTTCACGGTGGTCGTGCCGGGCAGACGTTTAATATCAAAGGGGTTCAGTTTATTGATGGTGTGGCGGAGGTTGCTACACTTAGTAAATATCTGGAACGCTACTATAACGTAAAAGATTATCATCCTAATCAGGAGAATGCGGATGGCTTGCAAATCAAAGAAGAAACCAAAAAAGAAGTAGCTAGTAAAATTGAAGTAGAAGTTACTGTAGACACCGATGACTTAAGGGAAGATATCGCTATACTTAATAAGATAGTCGAAGCACGGAAGAAACAATTAGAGAATAGTCTTGAGGACGAAAAACCATCTTTAATTGACCAGATGCATGAGTTTAACAATTGGGGGCAGATGCGTGCATTTGTTAAATCTGTGACAGGCGTAGATGTCAACTCTAAAAAGAAGGCTATTGAAGTCTTAACAGAATTTGAATCTAAAAAGTAAGGAGGTAATGTATGGCACTTGTTGTCGAAGATGGTAGTGGAACTAACCCCCTTGCTGAATCTTATACCTCTGTTGTATTTTGCGATACTTATTTCACAAATCGTGGTTCTCCGTCTGATTGGGTAAACGCAGCTACCCCAATGAAAGAGGCTGCACTTCGTTACGCTACTCAGTATTTAGATCAAACTTTTAATTGGGTTTCTTCCTTAAAATCTAAAACTCAACCGCTAGGTTGGCCTCGTACTAGTTTCTACACTTTAGAAGGGAGATATATAGCTGGAGATCAAGTTCCCCTTAAAGTGCAAGAGGCTACTGCTGAAATGGCACTTCAATGGCTGAAGTCAGATTTTACTGGTACAGATACAGAGGGTGTTAAATCCGAGTCAATTGGGTCTGCATCTATTACCTACAGCCGCCCCACAAAGTCTTACAGTTTTATTAAACTGTCTCTCAAGGGCTACGGAACTCCAAACAAGACTTCTAATGTCACAGTATATAGGGCTTAGTTATGGGGTGGTTAGAACGAAACCTTAAGCAGACTATTACAAGGTGGGCGGCAGGATCTATGGACGTATATGGTAATCCTACGTGGACTAGGACAGTTATTAGAGGACGTTGGGAAGATCGCCAAGAAAAAGTTGTAGATGGTCAAGGAAATGAACTTATTAGTAATTCAATCGTATTTCTCAACTCAGATGTAGAAATAGGTGATTACCTTTATCTGGGGTTAAACACGAGTGCTGTCCCACCTAGCGGGGCAAGGGAGGTAAAGAACTTCTCAAAAATTCCAAGCATCCGGTTTGACCAGTGGGAGCGAAAGGCGGTGTTGAAATAATGGCTAGTCCGAAATCACACAAATCATATAAGCCAACCGCTCAAGGTATCCGTAGTCAACTCGCAGAGATTGAGAAGAACTTGCAAAAACATATCGGACAGATTGTTGAGAATGTAGAAGCAGGGTTAGATAGCATAGGAAATGAAGTAAGAGAGAAAGCACTTGAAATTACACCTATAGATACGGGTGAGTTGTTTATGTCTGCTTATCAAGAGTCTGAATCAAAGGGTGGTAAATACACAGTAGAGGTGGGTTACATGGCTGATCATGCGCCGTTTATTTACACGAACGCGAATAGAGGTCATGACTATATAAATCCTACAACTCCAAACACTCACTGGTATTTCCTGTCTACTGCTTTAGATGAGGTTGAAAAAGATTTAGCTGTTAAGATAGCAGATGCTTGTAAATTAAAATAATATGACCAAAATTTGTAGATATTGTGGTATAGAGAAGCCGTTGACAGAGTTTTATAAACATACTAGTGGGAAGTTTGGAGTTTCTGGGAAATGTAAATCATGTTACCCTAAGAAGACTATATCAACTGTGAAAGTAGGTTATAAGATATGTACACGCTGTAAGAAAGAACTACCAACAGTCGAATTTTATAAGATTGATGAGGGTAAGAGATTATCTTCATGGTGTAAGGGATGTAAGAAAGATTACGACGCATTACGTTATGCAACTGAAGCTGAAAGAATTAGTAAAAATAAGAGAGACAAATATAAGAATGATAGTGATTATGCAAATGCGCAGAGGGAGAGAAGCAAGTATAACTATCATCTAAAGAAAGATGACCCGATCTTTAAAGAAAAGAAAAAGCGGCAATCTAAGGACTACTCCATTAAGAATAAATCTAAAAGATTAGCGTCGTGTAGAAAAAGGTATGCCATGAAAAAGAATGCTATTCCTATCTGGGACAGAGATAATAAATGTTTTGAAGAATTTCTAATATCTCTGTACAGACTGAGACAAGCTTTCTCTGAACTACACGCTACGGATTTTCATGTTGACCATATAGTGCCACTACATGGGACAGATAATTACGGGAATCATGTTGTATGTGGGTTACACACACAGTCGAATCTACGATTAATACTGGCAAAAGATAATCTAATAAAAAGTAGATATGTTTGGCCGGACATGTGGGAGTACAAATGAGTTCACCAGCCGCAGACTTAGCAGGATTTTTAGCTACAAAGGGTATAGGTACACCTGGAACAGATTTATTTGTAGGTCGCTCACCTAAAGGAAACGCTCTAGCTATTACTCTATATGATATGGGTGGTCTCGCCCCCAACCCTAAATGGGCAAGAGACCAAGTGAATATCCAGATTAAGGTGAATGGGGCTGTAAATGATTACGCAGGAGCGTATGCAAAATCCTTAGAGATTAAAGAATATCTCTTAGGTCTTGCACCACAAGAAGTGCCTATCACAATAGATGAAGAAACTGAAGAGGTTCTCACTAAGAAGATATATGCAGGATTTCTAATGCGTAGTGAATTGTCCTTCGCAGGGTATGACGCAGAGAACAGACCTACTTTTATGATGAATTTTAGGGTGATAATCGACCTCCCGGATACAGGGAATAGATTGTCCCTATGAATAATGCAACACAGGGGGAAACTCCTGCTAATACTAACTTAATTAACAGGAGATAATATGTCAGCTAAATCTATCGCAGTTAGCTCAGACGATGTAACGTACCATGTATTACCCGGCTCCTCCGGTGATCTTAATTTTGAAGGTGCAAGTGCATCAGATACTACTTTCGGTGCTTCCTTCAGTTCTTCACAACCTACTCTAGTATCTTGGTCCGCTTCTGCAAATGCTTATTACAAAGGGTTTGCCGGTTATGTAGCCAATTTTAAGAAGTCAGGCACCTCTACTGCTGTTGAGGGCGAAGCAATGAGTGTTGTTTCAGGTAAGACTTACAAGATTAATGATTCAAATAAAAATGTATGGGATCGTACAGCCACTATTAAAGTATATGATGGTGTTACAGATGTAACAGACAAAGTTGAAAGCGTAGATCACTTGTTCGGTCAAATCACTTTTCTAGCCTCCTATACAGTTGTAGGAGATGTTACAGTTGACGTGAAATATCTTCCAATGTCAAGTGTAGGTACTGCTAGAGATTTCAGCCTTACTATGAATGCAGAATCCGTTGATACTACAGATTTTGCTACTGCACAGGCTAATGGTGGCTACAATACCTTTATTCCGGGTCTGAAAACAGTAAGTCTTGATGCATCTGGTTTTTATAGTGCTACTAACGCCTTTAAAGACCTCGTAACGGCACGTAATGAGATGATTGTTGAGATTAACCCTGATGGCTCCAATAAATCCGTAGCTCGCGGTTTCTTCAAAGCTATTACGACCGGGCAGTCTGGTGATGTTGGCGGTAACGAAGATGAGACAATTACTTTCGAACTTAGTGTACCGCAACCTTCAAGCACTGTCACAGCTAATGTAGTTACTCCCTTCAAGTGGGTTCATGATGCTACTACAACTCTTTCCCAAGCAGTTCAAGTTGTTTTAAACGGTTGGCAGAACAGCAGTAAAATTTACGTTAAGTACCTGTCTGACGGTGTTGCTGGATACAAAGGTGAAGCTGTTGTAACAGACTGTAGTATGAGTTCAGCAGTAGATGGTGTAGCTGAATTTAGCATATCATTGCAGGGTTCTGGCACACCAAGCGCAGTATAATAACTAATATAAATTTTAAGGAGATTTCTCACAATGAGTATTCGGGATAGCATTCGATCTGCAACTGTAGG